TGTTGATGACGTAGTTTCATCAGGTGGAAGCAGTTATGTTTGTATACAAGCCCATTCAAATCAAGCAGTAGGCAACGCAACAGCTTACTGGAATATAATGAGTTCAGCAGGTACTAATGGTACTGATGGAACTGACTTATCAACAACACTAAATAATAACGAAATAGCATTTAAAACAAATGCAGGTGCTTTAGATGGTATTGCAATCGGTACAGCAGGACAGGCATTAAAAGTTAATTCTGGTGCTAATGGTTATGAATTTGGTGCAGTAGCAGGTGGAAAAGTTTTACAAGTAGTTTCAGCAGTAATTGACAGTACAAGTACACAAAACCAAACTTCTTATACAGCAGTTGCTAATCACAGTTTAGCAATTACACCCTCAGCAACTAGCTCAAAAGTTTTATGTTTTTTTAATTTTAATGCAAGGTCTACTGGTACAGCAAATACATTTTACACTTTAGCTAGAGGTTCAACATTATTAAATAGTAATGGTTTAACTATTTTACATGATGACAATGCAGGTGCAGATACAGAAGTACAATGTAATTTAATGTTTCTTGATAGTCCAAGTTCAACAAGTGCAACAACATATAATCTTTATACTAAAACAGCAGGTTCAGGAGATAGCTGTAGAGTTAATAATAAAGGAAGCGATAGTGTAATTACTTTAATGGAAATAGGAGCATAACATGATTGATAAAGCAATATTAACAATTAATCCAAGTGCAGTATTTAAAATATCTGCAAAAAAAGCAGATGTAGATAATGTTGATAAATCTACTATTGAATGGTCAGATGGAACAACACCTATATCTAACACAGATATTAAAGCTAAAATGTCTGAATTAGAAACTGCTAAAAATAATGAAGCAACAGCACAAGCTAATTTAAAAGCTAGTGCTAAAGCAAAGTTAATTGCAGGAGAAGCATTAACTGAAGATGAAGCTAACACAATAGTTTTATAATCTTAAAGGCTAGGTAGAAATATCTAGCCTACAAAATTCACAACAACAAATTATAGGAAATAAATAAATGACAAAAGCTAGAGATTTATCAAATCTCATATCAACAGGTGTACCTAATAGTTTAATTACTTTAGATGCTAATGAGATACCAAATATAGATGCAGGTAAAATTACTTCTGGTCAATTTGCAGATGCAAGAATAGCAGACTTATCAGCAACTAAATTAACAGGTTCTATAGCAGACGCAAGAATACCTGCTAGTGCAGTATCACAACACGCAACTTCTTTTGATGACAATGCTATTATTAATGATTTATCTACACTTGCTTTAAGAAGTGCTACTTCAGAAAATGCTATTGCTTACAATACTAACTCTAGCTTTGTTGATGTATTCCAAGATGCTTCTGGGATTGCTTCATTTACTACAAGTGCAAGAAATGCTAGTGAGTATGTAAGTTCAGTATCAACTGCTACTGAAACTGGGGGTACAGAAAATTCACCAGTTTCTTTTAATATAGTAGATTATTCTGGTTATTCTTTTACTTGGGGTTCAAGTGTTCCAGATACAATTCAAACAGCAAGTAACTATGGTGGAAGTTATAATTTTAGTGCTTATACTGCACAACAGCTTACTGGTAAATTTTGGGTTAGATGGTTAATATCAAATGTTGATGGGGGTTCAGAGAATGTAACTAATCCTAAATTTCAATTTGGAATAATGAATGGTTCAAATACAATGGGTACTGGTCAATCTATTTATAATAACAATAGAACAGATTCATTTTGGGTTGGTTATCGTGGTCGTCTTGGTACTCAAATAAATGCTTATAAAGGTAATTCAAGCCAAGCAACAATATCAAAAACATTAGATACTGGTCATTCATTGCAATTAGTTGGAGATGGTACAAATTTAAAATTATATCACAGTAGTTCTTCTAACACTTGGTACGACAATGGTGCTGATTTAATTCATACTTATTCAAATTTTACAGATAGTGGTGGGGGTAAAAGATTTTTAACTGCTGTTGGACTTAATAACTGGGGTGCTAGTCAACTAATGGCAACTAATTTTTCTTGGAAAAATAATATATCAACTGTAAATGGTGAAATAATTGCTAATGCAACTGGAAACTTTATATCCAATGCAATCACAGCACCATCAAGTACATCTAAAATGGGTGCTATTATTACTTACCAAGACCAAGCAGGTGTTAACGCATTAAACACAGATATTGTTTTACAATTATCAGCAGACAATGGTTCTAATTTTACAACAGCTACACTTACAGCTTTACCAGACTTTGCTACTGGAATTAAGATGGCTAAAGTAAATGACTTGTCTGTAACAGCAGGAACACAATTAAAATATAAAATATCTTTTGCTAATCAATCTGGTTCTAAAGAAGCTAGAATTAGAGGTGTTAGCTTACAATACTAATGGCTAGAAAAAAGATAACACCAAAAGAGTATAGCGAAGTCGCTACTGGTGTTAGACTTTCAAGCCATGAGAAACTTTGTGCTGAACGAATGAATAACATTCTTAAAAGCATAGAAGAAATGAAAACAGAAATTAAATCTTTAAGACAAGATGTTGCTATGGGTAAAGGTGGACTTAAAGTTATACTTGCTATTGGAACATTAATTGCAGGGTGCATAGGATTTTTTACGTTTAGATGAAGTTTATATTAGTGTTGTATATGTGCAGTATGACAACTGGACAATGCCCATCTAGTCAAATTTCAGGATACCAATTTAATACACATTATGATTGTGTAAATAGTGGTTATGCTATTGCACAAACAACTTTTAGAAATCTAAAAGAATTACCAGAATGGGATATACCTGATTTTGAAAAACAAAAAATAGTAATCAAATTTGAATGTCAAGGAATTAAAACAGAAGGAGAACCAACATGATAATATACGGATATACACCAAAGACTTGGAAAGACAAAGCAGTAATATACTGGGGTAATACAAATAAAAAACTTTTTACACTATTTGTAATATGGTCAGTTATTCTCTGGGCAATGTAAGATGTGGTTTGCATTATTAAAAAATCCTCTTACTAAAATTATAGCAGAAAAAACATTTGGAGCAATTTCTCACAAATTACAAAAAGATAAAATTGTAAGAGAAAAAGAATTAGATGCAGTATCACAAATTTCAATAGAACAAATTAAACAACAAGAGCATTCGTGGAAAGACGAATGGTTATGTTTATTTTTCACAATTTTAATGGGTCTTCATTTTGTCCCATACTTCCAAAACACAATGGAACGTGGTTGGTCAATATTGCAAAATGCTGACCCTATGTTTTGGTACATTATTCTAACAATAGTAGGAGCATCATTTGGTGTAACTACAATGAATAAATTAAAGAAAAAATGATAGACAGGTTTTTCTACTCATTGTTTGGAGGTATCGACAACATCTTTATAAAATTAAACAAAACTGTAGACGACTTATGGACGTTTAAGTTTCCTAACTCTAAAAACAAAGGCAATAAAAAATGAATTTAGCAGAAATATTTAAAAAAAATTTTATATTCATACCTGTAGTTGCTTCGATTGTAGTTGGGGGTTTTACTTCAGTTAAATATGTTTTAAATTTAACAACTACTATTAACGCATCAGAACAACACATAGTTAATTTAGATAGAGATTTAAAAGTCTCTATGGATAAAAACAATGACTTAAATAGTAGAGTAGCGTCACTAGAAGCATCATTAAAAATGGCAGAGGATTTGTACAGAATTTTAAGCGAAACTGTACGAGAACATGGCTATGATATTAAAGATTTAAACAGAGATATTAATGGGTAAACTTCATGTGTTCTTTGTTTTTCTTTACACACTTTTATTTGTTACCTTACTGCATTATGAGTTCGCAAATGCAAGGAATGATTACTTAAATTCTTATACTAACGAATGTAGAGAAGGTGAAGTTGATGTTTCAATTTCAAAAAGTGAAAGAGAACAAGATTACCATACATATAACAGTAATGACTATGATGACGACAGTCACCAATTAAGATTAACTTTTAGAAAATATTTAGGCACTACTTGCACTAAAGAAATGAGAAAAGTTTATCAAGAAAACATGGAACTAAGACAACAACTTGAATTACTTAAAGTATGTAGAAAAGTTGTAGGTAGAGAATTACCTGAAAGTATGAATTTACTAAAAGCTAAATGTGCAGGAACAGACCCTAATTTAGCAACAGAAAATAAAACAGATAAACCTGCGTATGACGTTTTGATGGAAACTATTAAAAAAGAAAATGAAAAAAAATAATCAATGGATATTGCCTTTGTTGGGTACTATCCTGCTTGGTCTATCGTCATATGTTTTAATGACAATCGTAGAACTTCAAGTTCATATAGGTATGTTAACCGAAGAAATTTTGTCAATAGATAAACAAATTGGCAGAATTTACAATCACATGGATAGGCTAACAAAATAATGAAAACAGCAAAAGCATTTGTACCAAGAGCAAAACCTAAAAAAAGAAAAGGAATACATGTCAAGTCAAGAAACAAAAGAAGTACCTTTAAAAAATACAATCGACAAGGAAGATAATAATTTAGAACAAGTCTTAAAAGAGTTACCACAATTATTGGTAAACCATGCTTATAAGAAATTAAAATCAGGAGAAGATTTAACAGCTTCAGAAATGAAAGTATGTTTAGAAGTTTGTAAAACATACAGTAAAGAACCTTTATCTAAAAAGGAAGATAACATTTTAGACGAAGTACCTTTTGATGATAGATAAACGATTAAAGAATTTTAAAAATTTTTTGTATTTATGTTGGAAGCATTTAACATTGCCAGACCCAACACCGATACAATTCGATATTGCAGATTACTTACAGTCAACTGAAAAGAGACTTGTAATAGAAGCATTTAGAGGTGTAGGTAAATCTTGGATTACCTCTGCTTTTGTCTGTCATCAATTACTTCTTAATCCTCAAAAAAATATTTTGGTAGTATCTGCTAGTAAAACTAGAGCAGATGACTTCAGTACCTTTACACAAAGGTTAATTGCTGAAATGCCTTTGTTACAACACTTAATACCTAGAGATAATCAAAGACATTCAAAGGTATCATTTGATGTAGCACCTGCGTTAGCCTCACATGCACCATCAGTTAAATCTATGGGTATTACAGGGCAGTTAACAGGTAGTAGAGCAGACATTATTATTGCTGATGACGTTGAGAGTGCTAATAACTCCCAGACACAGCTTATGCGAGATAGATTGTCAGAGACAGTCAAAGAGTTTGATGCAATTATTAAACCTAACACAGGTCGTATTATATTTCTTGGTACTCCGCAGAATGAGATGTCATTATATAACTCTTTAGAAGAAAGAGGTTTTAAGACAAAAATTTGGACTGCATTAGTACCTAATCAAACACAAAAAATTTCTTATGGTCACAAACTTGCTGACATTATAGTTGGTAAAGAAGGTGACCCCACAGACCCATCAAGGTTTGACGCAATAGATTTAATGGAAAGACTATCTTCGTATGGTCGTTCAGGTTTTAACTTACAATTCATGTTGGACACAAGTTTGTCTGATGCAAATAGATACCCTCTAAAGTTAAACGATTTAATTGTAGCTTCAGGTTGTTCTACATGGAAAGAAGCTCCTGCAAAGATACAATGGGCTTCTTCACCAGAACAAATGAAAGCTATAGACCCAGATATTCCTAATGTAGGATTAAAAGGAGATTATTTTGTAGCTCCTATGTATATGTCTGATGAACACACTCCGTTTGAAGGCACAGTAATGTCAATCGACCCTAGTGGGCGAGGTGAGGACAAAACAGCGTATGCGGTGCTTAAAATGCTTCATGGAGTGCTTTATCTGACCTCTGTAGGCTCATTAGAAGGTGGTTATAGTGATGACACTATGGCAAGGCTTTCTAATATTGCAAAGAAACA